ACCGCCAGGCGCCGCCGAATTTCATCAAGACGACGCTGCCGCAATTCCAGGGCATGTTGCTCGATCCTCGCATCGCGCACGTGCTGAATGACTTCCACGGCGAGCTCCAGCGCGGCGGCGACCTCGCGCAGATCGGGGCGAAGATCAACCGCTTCCTCACCGGGTCGCTCTTCTGGACGCCGATCCCGCACGCGGCCAACGTCCTCAACCACTGGATCGTTGGCCGCGGCTGGGACTGGATGACGCCTGGCGGGTGGCGATCGCTGATGAAGGAGGGCACCCGGGCCATCCGCGCCGTCGTCACGCAGAACGACGACTATGTGCGGATGCTGCGCGAGGGTTCCGGTATCCTCTACGGCGACGTGGCGAACCAGAATTTCTACAAGCTCATGCTCGAGAAGGCGTTCCGCGAGCAAGTCGAGGATCCGCAGACCTGGGCCGGCATCGCCCGCAACCTCGGCTTCGGCACCGTCAAGGACATGGTGAAGGCCGAATACCGCTGGGCCTCGAAGATGCTGTGGGCCGCCAATGACGTGTTCATGCTCCAGCGCCAGTTCGAGCTGATGGGCAAGGGCATGGATGCGCGCCGGGCGATCGCCGAGGCCGAGAAGGACATCCCGAATTACCGAGTGCCGAGCGAGGTGATGGGGAAGCGCTGGATCAGCGAGGCGATCCAGAACCCGAACCTGTTCATGTTCGGCCGCTACAAATACGGCCAGTTCCGGGCCTATTCGGAGATGATCAAGGATCTGGTCAAAGGCGGGACCGAGGGGCAGCGCAAGGACGCCATCGGCAAGCTGCTGGTGCTCGGCATCATCGGCCTCGGCGCCTATCCCTTGGCGAGCGCCGCGCTCCGCAAGGTCACGGGCAACCAGAGCGCCTCGATCATGCCGTCCGGTCCATTCTCGATCCCGAGCGCCGCCATCGACCTTGCTCAGGGTCAGCGCGATTGGATGTCGTTCATGTCGTCGGTGGTGACGCCGGCGCCGACGCTGGAGATCCTGCGGGACGTGACCACCAACCGCGATGTCTTCGGCCGGCCGATCATCGAGCCCCAATCCTCCCCCATGGGGAAGGCCGTTCAGGCGGGCGAGTATGCCGCCGGCCGCCTCGGACCCGTCGAGCCTCTCCTCGAGGCGACGCGGCCCGGCGGCGCGGCGTCGGCGGTCGGGCGCCAGTTCCGGGCGAAGCTGCCGAGCCCGCAATCGGAGCGCGGCCGCGCCGTCGGCCGGATGATCGAGCGCCGCCAGGCGACGAAGCGCGAGAGCAAGGATAAGGTCGAGCGCTGGCTCAAAGACACGCTCGGGGTTCCCTGATGCGCATCCTCGTGATCGACGAGAAGGGCAACGCCCTCGATTGGGTGATGCGCTGCCGCCAGGACGGTCACGCTGTCAAATGGTTCATCCGGGAGACCGAGAAGACCAAGCACATCGGCCGGGGGCTTGCCGAGATCGTCCGCGACTTTCACCCCTGGCTCGCTTGGTCCGAACTCATCGTCTGCACCGACAACGTGAAGTATCTAAAGGAGCTCGAGGCCTGGCGGTCCCGCGGCTGGCCCATCGTCGGCGGGTCCGTCGAGAGCGCCGCTTGGGAGCTCGATCGAACCGCTGGCATGAAAGTGCTGAAGCGTCACGGCATCAGCGTTCCACCTTATCGTGAGTTCTCGAACTACGATCAGGCGATTGCCTACGTGAAAAGTCAGGGGCGGCCGTTCGTCTCGAAGCCCTGCGGCGATGAGCCAGACAAAAGTCTCAGCTATGTCGCGAAGACACCGGCCGATCTCGTCTACATGCTGGAACGCTGGAAAAAGGCGCGGCGTCACAAGGGGGCCTTCATCCTTCAGGAGAAGATCGAAGGCTGCGAGATGGCGGTCGGGGGATGGTTCGGGCCGGGCGGCTTCAACGATGGCTGGTGCGAGAATTGGGAGTTCAAAAAACTTATGACCGGCGATCTGGGCGTCGCGACGGGTGAGCAAGGCACGGTCCTCCGCTACGTGAAACGCTCCAAGCTCGCCAACATGGTGCTGGCGCCGCTCGCAAACGCGCTCGAAAAAATGGGGTATGTGGGGTATGTCGATGTCAACACGATCATCGACGACAAGGGCACGCCCTGGCCGCTCGAGTTCACGATGCGCTTCGGCTGGCCCACCTTCAACATCCAGCAAGCGCTGCACGAAGGAGATCACGCCGAATGGCTGGCATGCCTATCCGAAGGGCGCGACGGCTTGCGCGGGAAGCTGAGCTTCGATCGAGTGGCAACGGGGGTGGTGCTGTCGATCCCGGACTACCCCTACAGCCACATAACCCGCAAGGAAGTGATCGGGATCCCGGTCTACGGGTTGCCGCCCTCGATGAGGTTGGTTTCCCCTTGCGAGATGATGGCGGGGGAAGCGCCGCACGACCTGAACGGGAAGGTGGTGACGCAGCCCTGCCTGGTGACGGCGGGGGATTACGTCCTGGTGGCGATGGGCCTCGGCGACACGGTGCGAGCAAGCCGCGCATCAGCCTACCGTCGTTTGGACCGGATCAAGGTTCCAAACTCCCCCATGTGGCGGATCGATATCGGGCAGAGGCTCCGGGAGCAATTGCCGGCGATCCAGCGGCACGGCTTCGCGACGAGCTTGAGCTACTAGGCGTCACGCCCGAGGAGTTCCGGCGGGCCGCCGGCCTTGCATACCGCCGCTCGGTCGATATCCTGGAGATGAAGATCGAGCCCCACATGCCCAACTACATGACGCTCCTGAAGATGCAGCAGGACGCGGCGCGCAACATCATGGGTATGTTCGGCCGGATCAACCCGGGCGAGCTCAAGGGCGGCATCCAGGATAAGGTTGGCGCGCTTCTGGAGAAGATCAAAGCGGATTGAGCCGCGCGATGAGGGCGGCGATGACGACAATGAAAAGCATCGCTATGACGATGAAGCCGGCCGCGATCCATGTCATGCCGCCTTCTCCTTCGCGCCAATCTGGCCGAGCGCCCAGCGCACGATGCGCTCGGGATCGAAGGCCAGGATCTTGAGCTCCGTCACGACGATCGCGGCCACGTCCACCGCGGCGATCGCGCGCATCGCATAGTGCCAGCGCAGCCCGCCGCCGGTCGTCTCCAGCGCGGCGGCATAGCGTGAGACCAGCATGCGCCGCGCCCAGATCTGCACATTGTCGCGCGCGAGATACTCGCTGTAGACCGGCGCCGGCGCGCCGCGGTGCGACAGCATTTGCGCCTGGATGCGGTTGCCGTCCTTCGGCCGGATCAGCGACTTCGGCACCTTGAGCTCGAACTCGATCCCCGGAAGCTGGTCCTCCGGGCCGTAGAGGCTGGACAGCAGCGGGCCGAACGTGGCCGAGATCAGAATGGTATGGGCGCCGGCGTTGGTGAGGAAGGCGCCGAAGATGCGCCGCGCGACCGACGGGTCCCGGTGCGCCATGTTCTGCCAGATGGCCGGGATCGAATAATCGAGCGAGACCGGCACCATCTCCTCCGGTGTGCGGCCCCATACCGAGGCGGCGGCGGCGAGCGCCGTGCTCTTTCCGGCCTTGCGGCCGCCCCAGACGGAGACGACGGCGCCGCGCTCGGGGAAGAAGGCCATCAGCGGCGCGGCGAAGGACGAGAGGAGGACGAAGCTCTGCGCCTCGCACCCGGGCGCGAACAGCGTCTCGGCCGCCTCCGCCCATGCTTCGAGCGAGGCCATTATCTCTTGCTCCCGTAGGCCCGGCGCTCGACCAGGGCGACGATGACGGAGGCTGGGCGGTTCACCAGCACCTCGCGCGTCTCGCGGTCCCGGATGTCAACCAGGGGCTCTCCGTTTGGCCAACACCGACCGACGACATAGCCCTGGCGCTCGGTCTCGCCGGCCCGATAGGTCACCAGGTCGCGCAGCTTCGCGATCACGGATCGGCCCTCCGCATGTCGATGATGAGGTGGTAGCGCGGGTGCGCGCCGAAGTTCACGGCGCTATGCAGGACCCTGCGATTGATCCAGATCAGCATCCCGACCGGGCACACCACACTCTCCGCGCCGGCATAGAGCATGTTGCCCGGGTTGCTCACGAGCGGGATGTGGAAACGCAACGGCAGATCTGGATCCTCGCTGACCCATGGCTCGCTCTCGCCGGGCTTCAGCTCTTCGATCCAAGCATCATCGACGGTCCCGGCCTCGTCGAACTCGGCTCGCGTGCGCTCGTCGCTGAGGATCGACTTGCGGACCTTGGCGACAAGGTTCTTGGCGGCGGTCCAGCTCTTGGCGACGAGATCGACCTCGCAGTGGCCAATCTTGAAAAAGCCATCGCGGACGTGCTGTGGCAGCCGCACCAGCGTCGGCAGCGTCTCGACGTGGGTCAGAAAGCGGAAGTTGTTCATGCCGCATCGTCCTTCGGCACAAGCGTGAAGACCTTCGCCCCGGGCTCGGTTGGAAGCGGGATCTCTTGGACGAAAGCTATGGCATGCAGCGGGATCATCAGCCCCGGCGCCGTCAGATACCGGTCGCGCAAGACAACCGAGAAGAACGCGACATCAGCGAGCGGGCTTGTGATGCTGAAATGCTGGCCGGTCACCAGCGCAACGGCGTAACAATGCACCTCGGCCTTGGGTGCCGGCGGCGGTTCCTGAGCGGGCTCTGGCTGCGGCGTTGGCGCCGGCAACCCCTGAGGCGGACCCGGGAACCCAGTCGGGTCTTTGAACCAGCCCATCACATCTCCTTCCCTTCGAGCCGCTTGCGCCGCGCGGCCTTGCCCTTGTCGCTCGCGCCGGCTTGGTTGAGAGCGATCGCGATGGCCTGCTTGCGCTTCTTCACCTTGGGCCCGGTCTTCGAGCCGGACCGGAGCTTGCCCTTCTTGAACTCATCCATGGTTTCCCTCACGGCCTCGCGTTTCCCGGCCTTGGTCTTCGGCTTCCTCGCAGGCATGTCATCCTCCTTTCGGCTTCGGATCCTGGGGCTTATCGTCGCACGCCTGGGCGGTGTTGTGCCAAGCGACATCGAGCGTGGTGCTCTTCGGCTGCGTGCCGAGGGAATGCACGATGCAGGTTGCGTACTCGACAACCTTCATGAGGTGCGCGTTGTCCTGGTGCTCGGCCGCGATAGCGCCGATCCAGTTGCGGGTGTCTTCCTTGCGCTGGCCCTCATCAATGCCCTTGGCGATCGTCCAGCCGGCACCAAATCCGAGGCCGGCAAAGACCGCCAGGGCGGCCACGAATTGCTTGTTCATGCTGTCCCCACTGTCACGGATTGAAGGGTTCCGGCGTCGCGGGCCGCGATCGCTGCCGAATAGCTGCTGCGGAAGGCGGCCAGGATGAACGTCTCGATGTTCTCGCCATCCTGCGGCGGGTTCGAGGCGATCACCTCGGCTGCGGCCTTGAGAAGCTGCCAAGCGACCCTCGCCGGCTCGTCTCCTCGGTCGAGTGCGAGCTTGACGTTGGGCGCGATCTCGCAATGCAGGCATGGCTTTGTCATGCTCAGACTTCCTTAATTGGGCTACGGTACGACACTCTGATTTCCATGTCGGTGTGAGGTGTCGGGAACAGAAACATGCTGCGAGGGAACGTTGCGGGCACCGAAAAATAAGCAGGATAGCCCAGCAACTCCGATAAATATTTCTCGGAACATTCTTTCCTGAGAGCAACCAGCTCTTGCCACGAAATCTCTTCAAGAGCCCACAACACTCCTACAGACAAGCGCGCCGCAGAGACAACGGAAGCACAATCGCTGGGCAGAAAAAGCCTCCATTCTTTTGCGCGCACCCTCATCGCCGCTCCATCCTTCTGCTAGCCTCTCGGGTCCGCCACACGTCGAGGCGGTCCGAGAGCTGTGTCACGTCGGCCCGCACCGCGCCGGCCGTCCTCTGCGTCTCCAGGTGCTCCTGGACCGCAGCCTGATAGTCCGCCGCCACGCGGGCCAGGTGCTCGGCCTTGCTGGCGGTCGCGCCTTCCTGCATCGCCGCCAGGAACGCGCGGCTGTACTCGGCCTTTTCGCGCTTCTCGGCGGCGCGCTCCTCGGCCTCGAGCCGCGCCAGCTCGCGCCGCATCTCGCCCAAAGCATTGAGGAGCTCGTCGATCGTCATTCGGGATATTCCTCGGGCTCGTCGTCGTCGAGGTCCGGCGGCGGCATCCGAGTAATGAGACCAGCCGGCCGCGGCCGATCGTGGCTCGCCCATTTCCGGCAAGCTTCCTCCGACATCTCGGTCATGCCGAAGATCGCCGCGCCGCCATAATGGAAGGTCTCGAAAACCTCTTCGGCCTGATCTCCTTCCTTGGGCAGCGGGACATCAACCCGGAGCATCTTCGAGCCGAACCGCTCAACCTCGGTGACGCGACCGTAATGCCGGCGATGCCCGAAGATCTCGACGAGAGCCCAGGTTTCCTTGGTTGCCGCATCGTCGCTCATGCCGGCATCTCCTCGCCGGCCTCGGCCGCCGCCGCGCGGAGCCGGTCGCGGTTCTTGCCGACGATATCCATGAGCTTGGTGTACGCCTCCTCCGAGTAGGCTTTGATCTCGGCCAGGTCGGCGGTTCCGTCGCGCACCACGTTGTCGAGCGCCTCCTCATGCGGCGCGGTCCGCAGTCGGCGCACGATGGTCTCATACTTGGCCCGCGCGACATCCCTCTTTGCGTCGGGTGCCGCGGCCGCGGGCTGAGCCGCTCGCGTCGCAGTCTGCTGCCGGGCCGGCGCTGGGGCCGTTCCCGCGGGCCTTCCGACCGCAGCCTCGCCGTCGTCATCCGCCGGCGCGATGCCGACGAGCGACATGAGGAGGTAGCGCCGCAGGTAGGTGATGACGGAGCCCGCGCCCTGCGCGTCGAACTTCACGGGCTGGACCTGCAAGGTGCCCTTGATCCACTCGCCGCTCTCGTGCGCCAGGATCGTCGCGACGCCGATATCAGGGCCGGCGTTGAACGGGACCTGGATCACTGCGATCGCGTTCTCCGAGAGCGGCAAGCGGGCCGCTTCCAGCACCGCGGCCAGGGTCGCATACCGCGACTTGAATGCCGGGTTCTGCGCGTCCTTGGTCGCGTTCTCGATCTTGCCCTGCGCCTTGGCGAGAGCGCCGATCAGCTTGGCGAGCGAGCGCGAGGTCTCGAGGTGGACCGCCGGAACGTCGAAAATCTCGCCGGTCTCCTCGTCGTGCATGGGCTCATTGTCCATCGGGGATCTCCTGACGCGGCGCCCGCACTGACAGCATCGTCGAGCCGGCCGCGATATCGAGGGTGAGTGCGCTCAGATCGTCGAGCGACATCGAGCGCTTATCCGCAGCGCGCTCCTTGCCGATGATCGCCACCAGCGCCGCGACGATGCGGCTGCGCTCCCGCAGCTCGCCCCACTCGCGAGCCTCCTTCACCAGCCTCAAAATGTCCGTCTCCATCACTTCACCTCCTTGATCGACAAGCCACGCTTGTCCCGCTTCGCCACGATCCCGTGGCCGGTCGCCTCGCCGACATCGGGCTCGACCATCGCTTTGAGCTCGGCCTCGGCTTTCTTGAAGGCTGCCGCCGGCGCCTTGTTCACCAGCCATGCGGCCGCGAGATCCGCCCAGGAGTTGGACGTGCTCATATCCACCTTGCGGTACTTGGGCGGCGGCACCGGGGCCGAGAGCGCGGGCGCACCGGGCGGCTCGCGATCGCTCTCGACGTAGCTCCAGAACTCGCGCTCGCGATCGATCAGCTCGGCGCCATAGAACTCGTCGAGCGGGATCTCGACCGCCTCGAACTTGTCGGTGCCGATGAGGAGCGACAGCACGGCGCGATCCAGCCCGCAGACGAGCATCTCGTGCGTGACCTGCGGCGTGTACCTCGCCACCACCTCCTCGACGGGCGAGCGGCCAGAGACGTGCTTCGCCTGCCAGACCGCATCACAGCCTGCGGGCAGCGCCACCAGGCCATCCAGGGTGCATCGCATCCAGAGATGCTTCGGGTGGACCATCATCAGGCCGCGGGCCGTGACCGCGCACCCGGTCATCAGCTCATACCAATGCGCGTTGAACGCCTCGGTGAAGATCCCGAGCTGGACCGCCAGCTTGCGCGACAGGTCCTCGGGCTCGGCCCGCCCGGTCTTCTCGGCCCAGAGCGCCCACCAGTCGCCGGCCATGATGCGGCCGGCATCGCTGCCGCCGATGCCCTTGCGGCGCTCGGCATGCCAAGCGTCCGACTTCGGTGCGAGTTCCGGGATCATCGGCCGATCTCCCCGTATCCCCCGCACGTCGCGCACACGATCTCGACATCGGGCGCCCATGGCTCGCGGCGAAGCTGGACAATGTGGGTGCCGTCGCCCTCGCAATCAGGGCACACCCGGCGGCTCCGTGCCGCAGCCGCATCGGCCTCACGCACGGCCCGCGACAGAGTTTCAAAATCGAGCATCGCGCCTTACTCCCCGGAATTGCTCCACAGCACAAAAATAGGCGCATGACAGATCGGGGTCAAGAAAAATTTGCGCTACAGCACAAAAACTCCTATCTTGGTGTCGATGGAAACCGAGTGCCCTTTGCGCGCCTGGCTCGACCGAGAGAACCTCTCGGTGACCGACTTCGCCACCAGATCAAACATCAGCTTTCACGCGGTCTACCAGCTCTTGGCGGGGTACGACCGGCGCTATGGCAAGCGGATCGATCCGCACGCCTCGACGCTGGTCAAGATCGAGCAGGCGACGGACGGCGCGGTGCCCATGCGGGCCATCATCGAATGGCTCTCCTCCCTCCCCGAAACCCAGGAGACGACATGAGCGAAGGCATGGCAGAGACGACGGCTGGCCACAATTCCAAGGCGCGCGCCGGGGTGATCCGCAAGATCATGGGCGACCTCGACTCGGTCGATAGCCGGATCGCCGAGCTCCAGGAGGAGCGCAAGGGCATCAAGGGGCGGATCAAAGCCGACCTCGGGATGAAGGTCGCCGACTTCAACGTGCTCCGGCGCTTCTATCAGCTCGAGGACGATCCCCGCGACATGCTTTTCGACGTGCTGCGCGAGGGTTTCAAGGCGCTCTCGATCGGCAGCCAATCGTCCTTCCTGGAGGCGATCGATCCGAAGCCCGAGCCGGCGAAGGGCATGCTCCCGACGATCGAGGAGTGCAAGGACAACGGCGCGCTGAGCTTCCGCCTCGGCAAAGCCGTCGATGACTTCCCCGAGACGATCAAGACGAAGGCCCGCAAGGAAGCCTACATCGAGGGCTGGGAAATGGCGAAAGCGGCGAAGCTGGCGAACGAAGCCCGCGACGCTATCGAAGCCGACGCGGCGGCGTTCGAGGAAGACCCGGAAGAGGCGGTCGCCGAGGCGTGACGATCCGGCGGTTCCGGCTGCCGCGGCCGCCCAGCTCGAACAACCTCTACTTCAACCACTCTGCCGGCGGCCGCCGGCCCACAAAGCATCACGAGCGCTGGCGCCGCGAGGCAATGCAGCTCGTCATGACCCAGCGCAAGGGCGGGCTGCCTGCGATCGCCGGCCGCTACCGCCTCGAC